AGTATTTAGCTTTATAAAACTCGTTATTATTATCGTTGTTTATTCCTGCATTATGAAATATTGCATTTTTACCCCAAGCATTTATGTTTTCAGTTGCCCAAGTAAAATCTAATTCTTTTATTATCTCTGTTTTTCTTTCAAGTTTCCAAAGATTCCAAAGAACTGCCCACATATCGGCACACCAAATTTGCAATGGGTGGTGTCTATTATCTTTTGCTCTTTTTTTTGTATTTAATTTAACAACCTCTGTAAATAAGTTTTCGCAATCTATTTCAACTTTTTCCCAAAATGTATAGTCAATGTTTTTCAATATATAATGACAACCACCTGATACATCTTGATTTTGTTTAACAATGTCTTTATCAATGTTTGCTACATCACACATTAAATCTAAAACATCTTGCCCTTTTGACAATATATAATCGTGTCCTATGTAACTTATGGTGTCGCTTAAATAACAAGTTTGATTACAACCGCACAAATAATTATCTATTTCTAAAGGTTTTGTCAATGCTATATCGCAATCGTGATACATAAAAGTTCCTTTATATAGATCAGCATATTTATAAAAGTGTTTCTTTAAAATATGAGGTCGTACACTTGAAATGTATTTTATGTTTTTTCTTGTATCAGGGTAAAAATAAAAATTTACATCAGGATATTTTTCTGTCAAATAAAAACAAGGATATTCATTGTTTGGTTTATCGGCAAAAACAATATCAATTTGTTTCGCTTTTATTCCATTTTGTAAAAAACTATGAATCATAGCATCTATTTGCCACGAATAATAAATAGTAGATGGTTGGCAACAAATATACCTCATATTATGGACAAGCAGGACAAGTTGCTGATGATAATGTATTACCATTCCAAAAGAACAAGTTGCTTCCTGTGTTTATATAGTTTCCTGCACCAAGCACTATTGTACAATCTGAATTGGTATAAATAACACTTGCAGTTGTAATTGATGTTGAATTTATATATATAGTTGTTGCTTTTGCACCACAACAAACACTTAATGCAATCGTAGAAACACTTGCTTGTATTGCAGTACAAGGTGCTTGTGTTGTCGTTGGTGCTTGTGTTGTTGTTGTGCTTATGTATGCTTGACAAGCTGCACAATCTGCAAAATCCAAGAAATTATCTACATCGCCATTTGTTCCTGCACCACCATCTTGCAGTGAAGAATAACAAATTAAACCATCGGATATAACTGAAGGAAATGAGTTTGTTTGATTAGAAACCTCAATAATACTATCATCTGCACTACAATTAGATTGGTAACTTTGATAAATTCTATAAAATATAGATGGTTGTGTTGTAGTGGTTGTCGTTGGCACTTGAGTTGTCGTAGATATTCCTAAACAATCATCACAAGTAGAAAATCCAGTTGCAAATTTACTTGTAGGAAAACAACCTAAATTAAACTCATTATCACTTTGTGTATTTGGTGTTCTGTCTATAAATTCCCAACAATCATTATTGGAAACTTGTTTTATAAATTGAGGAAAATTATCTACATTATTTCCAATTACCTCAATTCTATCATCACCACACTTTAAATATCTTGCAAAAAATGTCATCGTTGGACAAGTTTCACTTGGTGTTGGTTTTACAGTGTTACAAGAAGCATTAATTGTGATCGCAGACAAATCATCAGAAGTTGTTATTTCTTCAAGAATAGTGAAACAATCTTGTGTTTGAACATTTAAAACAACTCTTTCGCCTACACTAAAACTTGCATTATAATCCACTCTTAATGTATCTTGTGAATTATCTCTTTCAACTAAAAATCCATCAGGTGTTACAATATCAGGATCACACTCAGGACAACTTGCCGTGTTTTGTAAATTAGTGCCATTAAATTGTCTATAATTAACTAAATCTTCTGATAAAAATTGTGCATTTGTTAAAGTTGTACAAGTATCATTTATATACACTTTAGTTGTATTTGTATTGTCAGTAAAAGATTCACCATTAATATAAAATGTTCTTGATGTTGGAGTGCTACAACATAAATTAAATGCAGTATCACTTCGATAAAGTGTAATTGCTTTACAAGTAACCGCCACTGTTGTTGTTGGCTCTGTTGTATCATCTGCACACGCACCTGAAATTGTTGGAAGTCCTGATAAACTTGCTAAATATTTACCAACCATAATTGTATAACATTCCGCTGAACTACTTGAAGTTGATATATAAACATTATCTCCTCTTGAATCTGATGTATAAGGTACATTTTGTGTTGAATTATCAGATTGTTTTCTTAATTGCCAAGCATTCCAAGTATATTGTAATAAAGTTGTTGCCACACCCTCTCCAGTAGTATTTACTGCAAATGGTGTTATATAGTATGGTGTTCCTGCGGTTAATGTTAATGTTGGTGATATAGTCGCAGTGTCTAAAACAAAACCAAAAGCTGATGATAAATTTTGACCAGTAGCTACAACATATCTTGTGTTTTCTGTATATAGATTGCCGTCTGTTCCAAAGTAAAAACCATATTCAGTTACATTGCTTGTTCCTACATTATCAACTTGACCTGCTAAAGTCATTGAAGTATTTTTAACTAAATATTGATTTGGTGTTAAAGTTGTCAGTGTTGGTGAAATATTTTGTGCTTGTGTTGTTGTCGTTGCACCAGGAGTAAATTGTATTGTTCCACCCCTACCTTCCGATATAGTGTTGTTTTTTGCATAAGCAGCAATATAATAAGTTGTTCCTGCCACCAAAGATGTTTGATTTGATGTAAAACTTGTAGCAACAGATCCTGCAACTTTTGGATTTGCCAATATTAAAGGATTCGTTCCAAAATAAAAACCTCTTTCAATAATAGCAAGTCCTCTGTCATTTGTTATTGTACCATTTAATGTAACACTTGTTGATGTTGCATTGCTTACAGAATCAGTTGTTACTATTGGATTTGTTATTGTTTGGTCTTGATCTTCCCCTGTATCATCAGTTAAGCTACCTGAAACTGCATTATCATAATAATTGCTATTCGACACAACATACCAACTCGCATTTGCTTGATAAACTCTTGAATTTGTTAATCTTAATATGTTTTCTAATACTTCTTTTGAACTTTTTTTAGCAAAATTTTCAGTAAAAGCAAATTCATTAATTAATATATCTTGATATAAATTGTTATTAGAGTTTACAACCAATCCTGAAACTGGATCAACTTTTCTAATATTGTTTTGAACATATATATCAAAATCAAGACCTGTAAAATTTAATATTTTATGAATATAATACCAAGCCCTATCGTTATTGGTTTGCTCACCTGCAGCAGTTTTGATTGTACCATCTGCATTGGTTGCAATATCACCATCAGGAACTAAATATGAATCAAGAGTTCCTAAATTATCAATTGCTCTTAAACTTATATCAAATGGTTTTGATTGTATGGCTTCCCTAAATGTATCTGAAACTAAATACCCTTCCCAATAAACTTGAAATACTGTTGATGCTGCCCAATTATAATCGGTTTCTTGCCAATTAGTATCTGCAAGTTCCCAAAGTGGTGAATTAATATCAGCTGCTTCATCTTCAACTCCAATATTAACTCTAACCTTATATTCTCTTTCATCAAAATTTGTAAACTCATCATACGATATTGTGTCGGTGGTTTTAATATTTAGCACACAAGATGAACCTATAATCGGATTATAAAAATCATCATCATTTGTGTATTTAATTATAACTGGATTGTCAGTTCCTACAATAGCAAATACATCGCCAACATAATCCTTTTTTAGAATTTGGACACTTCTTTTATTTCCCTTGATGTCTGAAAAATCAAGTTCATATTTAACTCCGTAAGCCATTATTTAAATCTATTTCTGTTTCGTTCTGCTCTTTGTAAAGCAACTACTAAATCTTGACCTCTTAAAACAAACTCTCCTTGCATTGCACCACTTGTTCCTAACATATTTTTTAATTTATTTAATGGTGCGACTACTTCAGGGTTTGATCTTGCACCTGGATATTCTCCTATTAAAGCATTTGTTGGTCCTGATACAATACCACCTTTTGCAAATTCGATTCCTGAAAAGGAAGTAAATAATCCTTTAATTCCACCTAATTTAGTTAGAATTGCAGATCCTCCAGCTGCACCTCCTAAAAATGCACCAAGCAACATTGCTGCTGCTGCTGCTGCAAGTAATCTTGTAATTAATCCTTTTAATATTGTTCCTAATCTTTTTAATGGGTTTTCACCCTCTGCAATTGCAGCAAACCCCTCTTGTAATGCAATACCGATTTGTGGAATTATTTGTTCTCCAAATGTTTTTGTTGCTTCAGCAATTGGTACTATTGCATTTTCTTTAAAATCTTGGAACTTTGCAGATATATTTTCCATTGATGATGCAAAACCATTTGTCAAAGTTGTCATTTTTGGGAGTGCTGAACTGTAAATATTTGAAACATCTAAAACAGTTTTACCAAATCCTGCAAACATATCTGTCGCTGCAAAACTAAATTTAATTGGATCAGGTGTTCCATCACCACCTCCTCCATCATTAGATGTCGCTTTTGGTATTGTTGGAAAAGGTTTTGCTCTTGCACCTGAAAACCCTAAAGGACCTGTAAAAGCACCTGCCATAGATACTGCTAAATCATCTAATCTTTTCTTAGCAGTTCTTGATCTTTGGTTTAATATTTTTAATTCATCATTAGTAGTTCCTAAATTATCATTGAACCTGCTAAATTTATCATCACTTATAAGTGCTGCTTGTAAATTATTTTTAAGAAATTCACTAAACTCTAACCCCTCCTTTTTTGCTGCTATAAATGCTAAACCTAAACCAGTTAATGCTACTCCAATACCAATGATAAGTGGACTTAATGCAACTATTAGTGTTGTAATAGCCGTAATTGATGCTGCCATAGCACCTAAAGCTACTGTAACTGGTGGTATTACAACTGCTAAAATACCTGCATTTATAATTAATTTTCTTGTTTCAGGATCTAAAGCCTTAAAATCTTTAACTAATTTGCCAATTTTTTCAGATAAAGCAGGAATACCCTCTTTTAAATTTAAGGTTGTAGCTATTTCTTGACCCAGCTCTGCAAGTGCTATATTTACATTATCTTTTAATGTACTAAATAATCCCTCTAAAGTTTGTGAAAGAACCTTTAAACCATCATTAAAACGACCTTGTGAACCTGTTGCAAACTCAAAACCATCTTGTAAAAGTTTAAAAGATATTTTACCCTCTGATGCCATATCCATTATCTCACCCCTTGCAACTCCCATTGATTTTGAAAGTATATCAAGTATAGGTACACCATTGTTTATAAACTGCCTTAAATCCCTTGTCATTACTCTACCCTCTGCAGCTGCTTGACCAAATGCTACGGCTATACCTGTAAGATTACCACCTGAAACTGCTGCAACATCACCCAACATTTTAAGAGATTTAAAAGCATCATCTGATGTCTGCCCAAATCCCATTAACATATTGTTCACTCTTGTAAGTTCCTCTAATTGTAGTGGTGTTTCAGCACTAAATTGAACCAATCTTTTAAATGATTTTGCACCCTCATCAGCAGATCCATTTAATGTATTTAATGTAACTTGTAATCTTTCAAACTTTGCTGCTTGTCGTAAAGCTAAACCACCTACGGCAGCCAAAGGTAACGATAACCTTGTGGACAAAAACTTTCCTGTTTTTACTGCTTGTTGGCTAAATCCTGCAATCTTTCCCTTTGCTCTGTCAATGTTAAGGTTAAACTGTGCAGTTTTAGCTATAAACTCAAAAAGTAACTTGTAATTTTGTTCTGCCATAGTACAAAAATAACTATTTTTTATTCAACTTACTATTAATGAGTTCTTGATACTTTTCAAAATCTTCTCTTGATGTTTTAGCCGTATTTCTCTTTATGTTGTCTTGTGGTAATTCAAAGAGTTGGTGGGGTTTTATCATATCAGATTTCTTGCCAACATTAACATTGTGAATCATAGTTGCAACAAAACGATGTTGTTCCCAAAGTGCATTTATTTGGATTACATACGATTCCGACATTAGTTTGTTTTCCTTAAATGTATTAGTCCAAAAGTCGTTAGGATTAATACCACAATAACCAATGTAAAAATCGGTTATGTCCTCCCAAGAAGTTTTATCGGTTATTTTTTTTTTGAATCAGTTTGTGGATTTCTATTTAAACCTGCATTTAAATCATTACCCAAGATTCGAGATTCTGTCATTGCCTTGATAATCTTTTCAATATCTTCTGAAGTAATATCTTCAAGCCAATTACCAACATCGAAATTATCATAGTCAATATCGTTTTTACTTTCTTGATCGTAAGTTAAAATTCCTGCATATACTATTGTAATAATAGCTTTAAGTGAAACACCTTTTTCAAAAATACCTCCAATTTCATCAAGAGAAACATCAAGCATATCTGTAAAAGTTGCCCAAAAGTTCATACTAAAGTGTAATGTACGATTCTTTCCTCCGATTTTAAGAGTGTAATATCCTCTTTGTTTTGTCATTTAAAATAGTTTACAATAACAAATATAGTAATTACAATTTGAAAATCAAGTGTTAGTTTGTAGATTCTGTGATTGCACCAGTAACTGTGATTGTTCCTGAATAAGTAACTGCTTCTTCCATTGCACCACTTATTTCACAAGAAGAAACAAACCCCTCTCCACTGTAAATAGTGTCGCCAGTAGCGGCAGTTCCAAATGTAAAATCACACTTCTGTCTTGTAAGTAGTTTGTGTGCGATTTCTTTACCACCATTAGCATCAGTATAATCAACTAAACCATCAAAAGATATTTCTGCT